GTTAGTGAAGCAGATATAGAAACAGAAAAACGCGCCGGTATGTCGGAAACACTGATACAACAAGAATTTTATTGCAATCCAGATGCGGCCTCTACCGGCGCAATTTTCAATAAGCAGTATTCAAGATTGTTGGCTGAACAAGCACAGCCATATGAAGCTAATAGCAAGTTGATTCGTATAGCGTGGGGAGTGCAAAATGAAACCATAGCAGCCATTGCCTATCAAGATAAACACATTATTAAAGTGCATACGTTTTCAGAATGGAATTTAGTAGATGCTATTCAGGCAGTAGCTAGGCGTCACCCGAATGCAGGTTTAGTGCATTACTCTGATATTGTAGACCCTTCCCTATTTTTAGATAGTGATGGATTTGGGTTTCATAGCGTTCCATTAACGAAAGACGAATCAGTAATACATGCACTAGATGCCTATGTGTTGAATAGCTCTACCTTTACTGCAACAGCTAGAGAACAACTAGCCGATTTCTCAATGGCATATGCTCCATATCGTCAAAGCAACGACGATGAAGTAAATTGTTACCCCTCAATTGCTAAAGCGTTAGGTGTTATGAGAATGACTCAGCCAATATTTACACAACGTGTAGTAGTCAAACCTTTGCGCTATGCATCCGATAGAGGGGTTATCTAATGGAGCAGTCTCAAGCGAAAGTAGAGTTAGTGCAGAAACTAAAGCGGCAGTTAGTTAATTGCATTGGCTATCAAGGAGATGAACTACAGAAATCTAGGGAAGATGCATACAATTATTATTTTCAGCGTGTTCGCGGTGACGAAGTAGAAGGGCGATCATCAATAGTAACCGGCGATCTATCTAGCATGGTCGAAGGCAATTTGGCTCAGATGACAGAACCTTTATCTAATCGCCGAATTGCAGAATTCTGCGCGTATGACTCTGCCGATGAAGAACAAGCGCAAGTAGAATCAGATTGTGTAAATGAACTAGTGTTTAACCGACAGAACGGATTTATTCAAATAACATCAGCGATCAAAAGCGCAATGCTTTTGCGAAATGCTGTAACTAAGGTTTGGATTGATACTCGTACTCATAAACAGCGCATTAGTAAAGAGAACGTAGAACCAGCAGTTATTAATGATTTGTTAGAAACCATCAAACAGCAGCAGAGTGCAAAAGGTGTAGAGATAGACGTAGCGGTTCATAAGTACGACCAAGATAATAAAAAGTTTAGTGCTACTGTAACAAAAACAGTAAAGAAATTTTCTGTAGAAGCTATAGCTCCAGAAAATTTGTTAGTGCCTAAAAATTGGGATAGACATGACTTTGAAGGTATTCCTTTCCTTGCAGAACGGCATGTAGAAATTAGGTCTGTTTTAGTAGAGCGTGGATTTAAAAAAGAAATCGTAGATGCGATCCCAAAATACAATGCTGGTAAATACCAGCAAATGCAGAACAGTAGATTGCCTAATGGTCTAACACCTTCAGCCATGCCAATAGACTCTACACAAGAGGAAGTGGAATGGTATGAATGCTATGTTCTGTTAGACGATGGAGATGGAGCAGCAGAGCAGCGCTGTATCTCTATAAGTGATGCGTTAGTGTTAGACGATGAACCTGCAAACTCTGTTTGTTATGCTGCTGGCGTTATCTTTATCAATCCTCACTCCTATGTGGGTATCAGCTTATTTGACAAGCTGAAAAGTACACAGGATTCAAGCACCGCACTAACCCGCGCGCTGATGGACAATATCAATACTACTTCTAAGAATCGTACAGCACATTTTGATGGAGTAGTAGAAGAGACAGATATAACGGATGGCCGTACTAATGGCTCAATCCGCGTTAAACAAGGCGTCGGAATAATGGATGTTAGGCAGGCTATTACTGCCTTCAGTGTGCCTGATACATCAGCCAATATTCTACAAAACTTGCAGCATCAGAAGAGTACGCGCGCAGAAATGGGCGGCGCAACTCTAGATATGGCAACCGGCCAGATGCAATTGAGTGATCGAGTAGGATCACAGGGATTAGATAGGGCTTATTCAGTAATGGAGCAGCTTGCTTCATTTATGACTAAGACAATTGCTAACACTCTTATTAGAGGCATCTATCTAATAGCGCATGAGACTCTACGTACAGATTGGCGCGGCCCTATTTGTTTCAAGCGCGGGAACAATTGGATTCAGCAAGACCCTAGCAAATGGCAAGCGCGCGACTCAGTAAAGGTAAATCTTGGCGCGTCATTAGGTGAACGCGCTAGACAAGGTGTAGTGCTTGAAAAATTAATGTTGAAGCAAGAATCGCTGGCTAATGCTGGAATGGAAAATATTTTGGTTGATGTGACTAGCTACTATAAAGCTGCTTTGGCTTGGCTGCGTTGCAATGATATTCCAAATCCGGAACAGTATTTTATTGATCCGCGTTCTCCGCAATCTATGAAAGCAATGATGACTAAAAATATTGCTAATCAGACTCAGCAGCAAAAGCAGGATGCTCTATTACAGCAGGCAGTGGCTTTGGAACAAGTGCGCGCAGCCATTAGTAAGTATCAAACCGATGTAGAAACACAATACAAGTATTACGATACTGCTATCAACGCTCAAATTGAGGAAGCGAAACTGGCTGTATCTGGCGTAATAGATTTCTTAAAAGCTAAATCAGAAGCAACTAAGGCTAAAGCAAATGGCGCCAATGACAACGGAACAGCGAAAGATAGCAGCATCACAGATAAAGGAGAACCTGCTGCTAGCGGGAATTCTGACTGAGTTTCAAGCTGAAATTTTAACCGCGTGGCGCAATGCTCAAACTAGTGAACAGCGTGAACAATGTGCCGCACAAGACAAAGCAGTAATTTTACTAAGGAACCGAATAGATGAACGAGTCAAACGCGAACTTGGAGACAAGGGCGCCAGTAAATCAGTCTAATAGTCAGACTGATAACGGTGCTCCTAATAAGGTAGAAGCACCCGATAAGAAAGCAGAGACGCCTAAGCCGCGCTCTCTTGCTGATATGTTTGGGAATACAGAAGACGAATCAAGTCTAGAGATAGACCTTGAGGATAAGACTCCTGATGATCCTAGCAAACCTATCGATAGTATCGATAAGCTTATTGCACGTAATAAACTTACGGCAGAACAGGCATACGCTATTAAAGTCCCGATGCCCAATGGAGCGGAGCCGCTATCAATTGGAGAGTTGAAAGACAAAATTAGCGCATTGACTGATTTTGAATTGCGAGAGACAGAATTTGACGAACGGAGAATTAAGCAGGAAGGAGAGTTGCTTAAATCACAGAGTGAGTTGCGAGATTTGTTAGGTATGTTGCCGAAAGAGGCATTAACACCAAAGGTATTAGAGAAAATACGATCAAATCAGGATGCAACTACTCGTGTAGAGAAGCAACGAACCCTAGAGCATATTCCTAGCTGGCGAGATGAAAAATCACGCAACGAGGATATAGCTCTAATGCAGGAAACTTTGGCCGACTATGGTTTTGATGAATCGTTTCTAAATACAGTGTTAGATCACAGAGCAGTGAAGTTTATTCGTGATATGGCGCGTATGCGCTCACGCATAAAGAAATCACTAGAAGCTGTACGTGATCCTAATAAGACTGGAAAGCGACCATCAGGTAAACCGGCAAAGGCTCCTGTTAAATCCAGCGTTATTCCGCCACGTAAAACTATGCCTACGCAGGATGATAAAATTAGGAATCTTTTCTCTTCTAAGGAGTAACTTCAATGGATAAGCGTAGATTTTTAGCGGTCGATTTTGAACCAATTCGACGCAATTTGTGTTTTATGGCCGCGCCTAGTGACTATCTAGATACAGCAGACCTTAAGAGCGTGCTTGCTGGCGGATTAATTCGCGAAGATGTACTAAATGAAATTTTCGACATTAGCGATATTCCAACTCCATTTTTGGACATGATTGCTAGTGATTCATTTAGCAATTCATATTCCGAATGGACTGAAGATAAGTTGATTGCGCCTAACATTACTAACGCTGTAGTGTCTGGTAGTGATCGAGTTAGTACTGACAATGACGCAACGGTTACTAATGCCAAACGTGTAGGAAACCACGCGCAGATTTCCACTAAGGAAGTATTTGTAACCACGCGCGGACAGGCAACGCAAGGCATTGGTCGTAGCGACGAAATGGGTTATCAGACTGCACGCCGATTGCAGGAACTGCGCAGAGATGTAGAAGCAACTACACTAGGTTTTCAGGCTAGCGTACAGGATGATAACAACGCAACACCGGGCAAATCTGCCGGTTTAGCCGCATGGCTTACTAGCAATATCAATATGGGAGCAACGGCAGTAGCTGGCGGTTTCGTAACCGGCACTAAGCTTGTAACTGCGCGCACTCCTGGTACTGGCCGTGCTCTGTCGTATGCATTTATTTCTACTCAGATTGAAAACGTTTATACGCTTGGTGGTTCTCCCACCATTCTTATGAGCGTTCCGGGTATTACTAAGCGGCTTGCACAGTTTCTCTTCACGCTGCCTACTTCTGCAAAACCAACGCAGAATGTTGACGGTACTGGTAATGGAGTTAATCAGACTTCACAGGGATTCATTGACAGTTTCAAAACTGATTTTGGATTCTTTATGCAGATTGTACCTAACAGACTTCAGCAGTCTTACACGGGCGCAACTCTCGGCGATGTATTCGGCATCGACCCGCGTTATCTGCGGCTGTCTACTCTTTACGGATGGAAAGTAGAACCGATTGCTAAACTTGGTCTTAGCGATAGGAAACTTCTCAGCGTTGATTGGATGCTAAAGTGTTTGCTTGAAAGAGCGCACTTCATGATTAGTGATATTACTATCACTGCCGCTGTTACAGCCTAAGGTGTAACTATGAATCCTGAGCGGCTGGCAATTTTTGAGTCTGTCAAACGTGTTAGAGATGGAATTGATGCGCATAGAAACCCCTCGTTTGCGCAGCATGTGCATAGAATCCCTGAGCAAGATTTCTATGTGCTTCTCCGGTTATTCCCCGGTCTATCCGCTAGTGACCCTCACGAAAAGTCAGCCGCTTGGGAAGCATTCGATAAGAGTCCGCTTTCTGAACCTTATAGAGTTAACAAACATTTTAAGGGTAGAGTTTTGAACGGGAATCTTATCAAATGAACTATACATCACTACAGCAAGCGATTTTAGATGATACCCATAAATCACAATATATTGGTGCTCCTGTACAAAGATTCGTTGCACAAGGGGAAGCGTTGATATCTGCCTATCTAGAGAGTTTCAATTTTCTTGCGCAGCTAACAGATGCTAATAGAGTTTCTGCTGGTTCCTCTAACTATAATTTGCCGGCGGGATTAGTAAATTTACGCTATGTCAGAATAAACGGCTATCCACTAGATAAGGTAGATGAAACAACAATTTTTCTCTATCAAACTAGTAGTCAGCCGCGATTATATGCACAGCGTGCGTCACAAATAATTATTGCAGGCACTCCCGGAACTGGAATTGTAATTGACATTGATTATATGGGTATGCCGGATGCGCTAGCTATTACACCTAGTAATACTTTACTGGATGCATATCCGCAGCTTTATATTGATGCTGCTGCTTTCTATATTCATAGACGTGCAGAGTCTTTTGATACTGCTACATCTTGTTTAGATAGTCTGAAAAGCTTATGCACAGAATTGAACAGAAAGTCTAAAAAGTTGTTAGGTGGAGCGCAAGCCGCACCAGCCTATAACACACAGTTTAGGAGTAGTTACTAATGGGTCTCGAAGCTGCAACCTATATAAATCAACTCAATAGCGCATGGCCTATTGGTGCATCTGATCCTAAAGCCCAAGGTGACGACCATCTAAGATTGATTAAGGCGACGATTCAGGCATCGTTTCCGAATATTTCGGGTGCTGTAACAGCAACACATACACAGTTAAGTACGGTTGGAGGAAGCGGAATTTCAGGATTTGCTATACCCGCTAATAAAGTTAAAGGGTCTGTAGTTGCTGGTGCCGGTGTCGCCACAACTGGTTTACGTAGTGATGCGCAATTAATTATAGATTTAGCAGACGCGTATGCGTGGACTGGGCAACATTCATGGACACAAGTACTCAAAGGTCCGGCTGGTGCTGTTGGTGGGCCTAGCTTTTCGTTTGTTGGCGATTCAGATACAGGAATATTTAATAGATTTGCAAACGGATTAAGTTTTGCCTCTGGCGGTGTTTTAATTGCAGAGATTCTATCTACTGGGTTAGACGTTTCTACAGGCACAATTGTTGCTCCTGATGGAGTTGTAGGAACACCTAGTATAGCGTTTCGTCTTGATACAGATACGGGGATGTGGCGTGCTGGTGCAAACAATGTAGCATTCAGTGCGGGCGGTTCTCTAATATTTTCATATGGAACTACTGCAATTGCGTCGGGCGTTCCGTATTTAGGACCAGACGCTGCTTTAGGAGCACCAACCTATTCGTTTAATTCTGATCCTGATACTGGCTGGTTCCATCCATCAGCAAACGAAATACGTTTAAGTGTTGGTGCAACTGGTGCTTTTGGTGCAGAGTTAGCAGCAAGTCAAGTTTATTCTTTATTTTCACATAGATTTATTGATGGTGTTGTAGGAACACCAGCCATAGCGTTTAGTAGCGATACCGATACAGGTATTTATCATCCCGCAGTGAATATAGGCGCTCTAGCTGCTGGCGGTTTACAAGTTTTAAGTTTTCGTGGGGATTTGGCAAATGCGCAAGCAGGACTAGCAGCGGGATCAGCGGCTGTTCCGGCTTTAGGCTTTCAAGCTGATAATGATACTGGCTTGTATCAAGATACTGCTAACCAAATTGCGTTAGCATTAGGTGGCGTAACAGCAGGGCAAATAGCACAAGGCACATTCGTCGGAACGCTTACAGGTTTCGCCGCCGGTCCTACAGGCAACGTCAATTGGCAGCGCATTGGCAATCACGTAACTCTATCTATTCCTACTGCAATAACAGGCACGTCTAACTCTACAGCTATGACAATGACAGGAATGCCTGCTATTATCAGACCGGCTGCTACAGTCAATTTGCCCGGTATTAATATCACTGATAATAGCGTTAATACTAACTTTGGCGCTTGTAGCATTAGCGCTGCTGGCGTTATCACGTTCTCCGCTACAAATGGGCTTGGCGGAACAGGAGCATTTACAAATATCAACACTAAGGGAATTAGTGCAGGCGCAGTTCTCGTCTATCCAGTTGCTTAACGGAGAGTTACTTTGGAAATTAAAGACATTGTGCAAATACTAAATGGCGGCGGAAATTTAGCCCTATGCCTCTGCACATTCTTTATTTATAGAGCCGCTGAACGTCTAGCTAGAATAGAGAAAGCATTGCAAAAGTATATGGATACGCCATGAAGCAGCTAAAGACCTTCCGGCCTTCCGGCGGACATATATTAGATATTGATTCTTCAGAAATAGCCGATCAATTTTTAAGCATTGCCCGCAATGTAAACACTCGAAAAGGGTTTCCATCCCGTGCTGGCGGTAGACGTATAGCTTATCCAGTCAGTGCAGGCCATGCGCCAAATGATCCCTATCACCTTTTAAATTTACAGCTAAATACTTTTAATTGGTGGATGCTGTTTGGCACTAACAATATTTTTGCTGTAGAAGGAACTAACAGCTATGACATTACCTTTGCAGGTTTACAAACAATTACGGACCCTAGCGAATGGTCTGCAACACTGCTTAACGGTATCCCTGTTTTTAGTAACGGCAAGGATGTGCTTTTATATTGGAATGGAAACGGAGCAAGTCTTGCTCTGGCTATTCCCGGCTTTCCTGTTGCTACTAGTGTTAAGTTTGTTGTGGCTTTTAGGTTCCATCTATTCGGATTAAATGTAGATGGGCCTAGTGGAACATTTGATAATCAAATAATATGGAGTGATGCTACACAACCTGGAGCGTTACCCGCGTCATGGACTCCCGGTCCTAGTAATGAGGCCGGGTCTGCAATTCTTGCTGATACTAAAGGGCGCTGCATTTGCGGTGTGCCGTTAAATTCTCAGTTAATGATTTATAAAAATGAAGCAGTATATCCCGTCGAGTATGCAGGACAACAGCCGGACAATATCTTTGCTGTTAGGCCTGCTAATAGAACGTTAGGAACGTTAGGCCCACATACAGTTGTTGATCTAGGAGACAAACATTTAGTCGTTGGCAATGACGATGTATGCTTATTTGATGGCGTAAACGTAAAGAGCATTGCAGAAAATCGAGTTAAAATTGCAATAGCAAATTCCATAGACGAAACATACGCAGAAAATGCTTTTGTAGTTAGAGATTTAAACAAACACGAATGCTGGGTTTGCATTCCAGAAAGTGGCAGCAGATTTGCTACTGTTGCACATATCTGGGATGAACGTAGAGACACATGGACTGTTAGAGACCTAACTGCTGTTAGACACGGCACAACTGGATTTGTTACTGACACGGTTCTCAGTGCTGTTTGGGATTCTGACTCTGCTGTATGGGACTCTGATTTATCTGCATGGAATGAAGGTAGTACAGGTTCCATAACACGTGTAACTGTTTCACAAGCTAATACAATGTATGTAGAAGATACTGAGGATGCTATCTCAGTAACTACATTAATAGGCAAATACGACATAGCATTTGATGATGACTCTCAAGGCAAGATTATTAATGGAGTGTGGATTCGTGGCACTGGCTTAGGTTTTGTAAATTTAGAGTTTAGATTAGGTGCCAGAGCAAAAACAGACGATTCTATTGTTTGGCAATCGTGGCAACCTGCATTAGTTGATGGTTCGCTGACTGTGCCAGAAATTGATGGGCGCTATATTTCCATAGAGATACGCGCTACTAGTACAACAGAATGGACCATTAATAGAATTATTTTTGACTGGAAATACAATGGCCCTTACTAAATATACAGCGCAGCCCCCTCCATTCGGAAACTATCGTACATGGCTATACGGCGAATTGCGAAAGATAGAGATAGCAAACTCTAAAGTAATAGATTTGTTAGAGGCGCTTGGAGACAAGCCGATACAAGTAGGCGCACCTAATTCGGGTGGCGCGGGGTTTCGTGCTTTAATCGTTCCTAACTAGAGAGAATTTATGAGCGGTAGCCTAGGTTTAAATTACAACACTAACGATCAATCTGCACAAGCAACTAGCAATGCGTATGGCTATTCTGGTTCGCAGTCTGGCGATACTTCTAGATCATCCTCAGAAGGTATTTCTGGCGGACAGAGTGCAAGTGTAGGCGGTAGTACTGCTAGAAGTGGGCAGTCTATAGCATTTGAAGATTTGTATAAACAACTGTATGGCAGCGCTACTAACGCTGCTAACAATGTTGCAATGCAAGCGCCACAACTGCAAGACGCTGCAAAAATGCTGTTTACTGGCGGGTCTAACTTTCTCCAGTCGTTAGGTGGTAACGCAGGGAGTGATTATCAGACCAACAGACTTAACGGCAGCAATAGTGCTGTTGATGACATTATTGCTTCAATGAAAACAGATGCAGCGTCACTGTTTACTGACAAACTAAATCCAGCAATTACAGCAAATGCCGTTGCTGGCGGAACATTGGGCGGCGGTCGCCAAGGTGTTGCGCAAGGTGTAGCACAAGCACAAGTAGCCAATGACTTTACTCGCAATGCTGCTGGAGTGCGATTAGCTGACGTAAACGCTAAAGATGCTATAGCGCAGAATGTTGCTCAAAATTCTATAGCTGCTGCTAATACTGGTTTGGGCGCATTACCCGGAATGTTAGACATTGTAGAGCGTGGACAAAATGCAGAGTTAGCACCTTATTCTAGTCTTGCCGGAATTCTAGGCGGCCCGACTACTCTAGCTAGTTCCATGTCGGATTCATTTTCAAACGCGAATTCTAGTGAATTTGCACGCAATACAGCACAGACTGCGGCAGATGCATTCTCTAGATCATTCGGAGAACAGACTGCAGAATCCCAATCTACTAGCAAGGGTAAGAGTCGCGGTTATGGATATTCTGGCAGCTTCTCATATGGCGGCATGGGCGGGAGTAGTTAATCATGGCTGACACTATGGAAGAAACTTTAGTTACTGGCTCTGGTAAAAACGCTATAACTAAACCTCCCTCGGCGTGGAAAGTCGGTCTAGCTGTTGGCGGAATGACTCTAAATCCATTGTTAGGTGCTGCTGCTGGTATTGCTGCGCATTTTCGTAATAAGAGTTATTTAGAGCAGGTTGCTAACGCACAGCAAGAAAAGGACCGTTTGCGTGGTGCTATACAAACAGAATTAAACAGCGGCAATACAGACCCGGACGAAAAGCGCCTATTAGAGTTTGCTGATGGGCGCCGTAAAGATGCATATGAGAGAATTGCTAGCGGCGACTCTTCAGGCTATCAAATCTTAGAGCATGTACAAGCAACTGTAGAACAGTTGATAGGCGGTGATATTTCCGCACGTAAGCAGGAAGTTGCGAAGCAGGCAGATTTTCAACGTGACTTGATTGGTACTGCTGCAAAAGGATATAGACAGGACTATCAAGACACTCTAGCTGCGTTTAATGGAATGAATAAAAGTTCGCAACAAATATTAGACTTAGTTGCTGATCCAAATTTTGATCCTAACAAACCGCTCAATAAAGCGCATCTAGCAGAGTTGCTTTCTATGGGCGGTCTAATGTTTAAAGATACTCCAGACTTAATGGATGGTTTAACACAGGGAGTGTCGGCAGTAAACGGTATTGCTGGCGGGATTGTCGGCGGTATATCTACGATATTCAAATCTCAAAATTTCAAGGTGAGTGCTGAGGATTACAATAGGCTTGCATTGAATGCTCAGAAATATGCAAAGATTTATGCGCAACAAAAATTCGAGCAGTTAGGCAGTCAAGGCGCAAACTTAAACAAACAAGGTGTGCAATGGGGAGTAATACCATCAGACTCTAACATTGCGGATTATATTTCAGGTGGTGAGAAAGAATTACGTATGACGCCAAATTCAAAATTTACTGGCGGCTATCAAGACACGTTAGATATGATTCGCCGCCCGGAAACTCCAACTAGCACTATCATCAATCCCACTAAATTTCCTGGAGCAGGACGCGGCGGATCCGGCCCATCACGTCCGACTAACTAATGGATAGGGAATGGATGTGGGTAAATGCTTTAGAGGCATCGGCATTAGCAAAAGCACGCGATGCAACTCTAGAGATATTGCGCAAAGGATACGGCTATCTAGGAATAGATCAGTTTATAGAGCGATTAGCATTCGAGAGTTTGAGAATAATCATCTTCAGAAATCGTGCAAGCGCGCTAGTAGAATTTGTTGATTACGAAAATGGCAAACTTCTAAATATCCTAACAGTGCATGGAGACATAGATAGATGCGATGTAGCAATAGGATTATTAGAAGCTGCTGCTAAAGAGGCTGGTGCTAATTTAGTAGTTAGTATCGGTCACATGGGCTGGAAAAATATCATGCAGAAGCATGGTTACTACACTGAAAAGAAATTACTAATGCGTAAGGAGCTAAAATGACTAAACAGCAGAAAGTCGAAAACATCACTGCTATTGTAGAAGAGGCGCGCAAACACTACACACAAACAGAATTCGCTAACATGGTGTTTGCTATTTGGCAGGGATTAGACGGAGCAAAAACTATTGCTACTGACGGAGACCCGCCGTGATTCCTTTCCCGAAAATGCACATCGCTGCCAGTGTGCTAAATCGTATCTCGAATGCATTAGAGGAAAAGGGACCATTAGGACTAGCTAATAATGAACCTGCCCCAACAAAGGTGCAGGAACCTCCTATACCTCCTAATGCCGATGCACTTGGAGTTGGTATTAATAATGCGTTGGAAACTCCCGCGCCTGCCGTAGCAGTTCCGCCGGAAACCCAAGGAGACGCGAATAACGGAATGTTAGACGCGTCTGTTATGGGAGGATCGCCGTTTAATGGTGCGTTGTTAGGTGCGCGCGGCGCCTAGAACGCCGAATCTATTTGCAAACTCCCAACATACTGCAAGGTAATCTAGCGATTGGTCGATAGATAGGGGCGGGAGTCCCTGTTTATCTCTGACGTTGTTTACATCATACTTTACGTAGTTAACAAATGAGATTCTTACCTCTTCTGATGGTTCTAGTAGTTGCACTGCTAGTTTCATGCGGGCACCCTCAGGCGTGACAGTTGATGGGCGCGAAGAATAGATAGTAAACCGCTGCACATGCAGCAGCGATGAATATAGCTGAGTACATCAGCCCTATTAAACAACCTTTAAAGAATTTCATAATTTTGTCTGTTTTTGACTCTGAATATAAATATTTAGTTTCACTAGATTTCGGTATGCCGATCAATACTTTAAATTGCAAATCTTTCTGCACTGGTATGCCATAAACCCATGATCCGCTACGCAACCAAGTATATTTTATAATCATGTTCACCTAATCCTGATGATTCGTCGTGGAATGAGTTAAGCCGGTTCGTAGGTCGTGGCGAAAATATCCGGCTTGCACGGGTACACCTCGCCCTTGACGCCGCGAATGATCCAATCACCGACCGTCGCGCGCATGTCGCCTTCGAGTGTGAAAATCTTTAGACCATCGGCATCGACCTTGGCGCGGAATCTCTCGATGCTCCAGTCGCGCGCGGACTCATGGACGCCAGTGTGCTCTAACACTTCTTCTAGATTGTTCCCGGTCCACTGCACGGCCTCGATGACGACTGGTTTCTTACGGAATTTCATGCGAGTTACCTCAAGATTGATTGTGCGTAGTGAGGCCGAGAGTATTTCTACTCCCGGCCATTCTACTTACGCTTATTCCTTAACGCCCGTGCTAAAAAGCTTAGGAGCATTCTGCCCCTTCTTAGCGTCACCATATCCCAGAAACTCGACGCGAATATCGTCCCCGTCGTTTGTCTGGTCGAAGAAATCCCGCAGCGTGCTTGATTCCCAAAGCGTTACCGCTCCGAGAGTTTCGTCCTGCACAATGCAGAGACGCTGAGTGCGTTCCTTTTTGGTGCCCTTATCAAAGGTTACTTCCTGCGTTGCTCCGCGTTCACCAGAAAGAACAGGGTTCTTATCTGGGTCCCAATTTGGAGCGCGCCCGATAACCTTATAGCCATTCGGCAGGCTGTGTACTTTAGCTTTTGCTTTAGACTTGGATTTCGCTTTTGCTTTTGCCATGATTGCACTTTCTCTCTATTAGTTAGCCAATAAAATGCGGGCTAACGTCGCATTACTCAACTTTAGACTCTACAGGAACACAATAGGTTTCACCCTTTCCGTTTATACCGCAGCCATCCTCGCCCATTGGCTTGTGGCAGTTGCGACACAAAACAATTTCTTTCGGCGGAATAGGTTCAAAAGGCACTAAAGGTTCATCGTCTTTCTTTCTAGCCATATATTACCTCTATTAAAATGGAGACTTTTTCTTTTTCTTTTTACCACGACCACCACGGCCGCCGTTATAAGTAGTTACTGGTTCTGCATAACCATTATCTACTAACCACTCAAATAAACGCGGTGCACTCTCTGGTGATTTCTTTCGCATACTTCGCTCAGGAGGAGCCGCTACAAAACTAAACGTTTTTGTACTAGCCATATTTCACCACACTGAATTCCCCTATTCCTTTGAGCTTCCTTTCTGTAGTTACAAACTTATTAGGAGTATTTTTAGTGCGAATTGCAGTTTTCAACTTGATAGGTTTATTAATTTTGTATGATCTATTTGGACTAACTAGCATCTGCTCTAAATCTACGACACGCCCTTGGAAGCCATGCCGCGCGCATTTGAGGATGTGTCGCCCTTTAAAAACCTGGCTTTCGTAAGCGCCTTCACTCTTATCATCCGTGTAGAAGATATAGAGTTTATTGCGAAAGAGAGCCAAGTCACCCTGACCTTCGCAGATGGTTGCGCCAAGTGTTTTCTTTTCCCCGGTATCAATCTTGCCGGGAACAAATATTCCGTCCGTTGCAGTGTGTATAGCATTGTATTTGTGCTCTAAGGCATGAATTGCTGCGCGTGTATGCCCCGTGATAAGACTTGCGATAAAGGGGTGATACAGTCCGCCCGCGCGCATGATTTTAATAAGTTGTCCATCAGCAAGTGTGTAGTCTGGACTAGTTTGAATGAATTTTCCGGTAAGAGCATTGAGCAAGATTTTGTACATGTATCGCATGACAGAATCAGCCGCATCCGATTTTGCTTTGTAAAATGTAATGACATAGTTACGAAAGGGAGAGTATCCGTTATTCCCCTCTGCGCATGAGTCATAGTGATAACCTGATATGGAAGTTAGTTTTACTTCGCCAGTAGATAGAGATTCATTTAGCTCATAACCACTAACCCAAGTGTCTTTAAACTTGCCTTGTAGTGGCTTGAAATCGTGCCTAAATAATGCGGGCCAATCGCACATGCTAGCACTACCTGATATGCAATAGATTCCTAATGGCGGAACAGCTTTAGGATTTTTGGCAGTGAATTTTCTATAGCCTTTGGGATCGCTAAATGCAGGAAATCCGTGCATAGCATCGGGATAGGCACTAGATAGGTCTAACGCTGATACGTTTAAATGCCAACTAGGAGCGCAGTCAGAGCGCACCCTATTAACGCCGCCGTGATAACTAGCAGCAGCACCAACCATCCATTGATATAGAGGCGGCTGGTGGATATTTGCTTGCATATACTTGATACGGAAAACCGCACTAGCCATAGATGCAAGGGATATTTGCGAGGGGATTTCCAATTCATCGTGAAACCTTTCGATAGCTAGGCCAAGAAAATATGCTACTTCTGCGTCTCGCATTGCGTAGGCAACAAATACAGTGTCTTTTGCAGTGTAAAGTGTTAATCCTAATCCGGGCGGACGCTGTAGTTTCGGCAATTCGGGGCAAACTAGATCGCCTGCCTTTTCCAATGAGGTCATAAACCAAAGTATACTATCTACTAGCTCAATATATCTTTCGCCGTCGTCAAAAGTCGCGAATACAGGTTTCGAGTAGCGGCCTGTGATTGTCCAGTTTCCAATCTGTAAATCAATTGCACCGTCCCTAATCTTTGCCCGCACATCCCACAAGATGCTGAGCATATCGAATTCAAGATTGTGCCCGTACATCCTATAACGACCGGGTTTAAGCTTTGACAACGTTCGCAAAAATACTGTTGTGGGATTTTGTTTTCCAATAAAGACACAGCCATTGATTCCTTTTGCTGTAGCGCTATAGAATTGAAACGTAATCGGAGGCCCCTGCATCGTTTCACTATCTACTCCAATCACATCAAAATCGCCAGAACGATATTTATTTCTTTTTGTTGTGTGCTTCATACTTATCCGTTCCGGTATTAAATGTGAGCCGTACACCTTTAGCACCCTCGCTATCTATCTTAATGAATAGGTCGCCGGTACGCATTGGCGTAATACGGAGAAAGTTAGTCATCCAACCATAAATACCATAGTAGGAATCGGAGCGTGATTCCTCTATCTTGAAACATTCTCTAATTACTAGCTTTAGCCAGTCTGCGTAGCTTAATGGGGTGTGACTAAAAATATAGTGCTCATGCAACATGTATGAATCACTATCGGCGGTATACACATACAGCGTTGCAATATTGTGCGTCTCTAATACCGCATCGCTATGACCTTTTTTAGAACCTGATAAATGTCCGTCTCTATTGCGATGTAGAGATCGCATTAAACGATCTTGCAATAATACAGAATCATCAATTACTGTGCTATCGGATGCCATTGCGTTCCATAGAATAGTGATTGCCGTCGGGCTTGTGGAAATCGCCGCCCCATCTATTCAGCGGGTCTAGTGTTTTCCAGTATTCGCCCAATGGCTTGTAGGAT